CGAGCGCAGCACGGTCTCGAGCGCCTCGGACGCCTGCCCGCGCAGCACGACGCCGCGCCGGCTCGTGCCGCTGATCTGCGCGAGCGTCTCAGGTCGGACGGTCAGGCCCATCGAGGACGCCACCTCGCGCACGACGTCACGCAGCGGGCGAGCGCCACGCAGCGACGTCGAGATCGAGCGACGCCACGCGGTCAGGCCGTCGGCGCAGACGATGCTGTGCACGCTGTCCGGTGGCGAGCTGCGGTCGACGACCGTGCGGATGATCTCGCCCGCGAAGATGACCTCGGCGGTCGCGGCGTACCCTGCGACGAGCTGCACCGACGCGCCGCGCACGAGCGTCTCGCCAGCGTCGCGCCCCAGGTTGTAGACGTCGATCTGCGCGGTGTTCGGCTGCCGCTGCGTGCTGCGCTCGACGGTGAACGTCACGCGCAGCCCGTCGCCGCCCGGACCGCCTGCGGACTCGTAGACGCGCGAGCCGACGAGCAGCCGGCAGCGGCGATCGCGTAGCAGGTCGGACACGTCACGACTCCGGGGCGACGTAGACCAGCGACGAGCCGACGCGCCACAGGTCGCCAGCAGGCACGCGCGAGTCGGTGGCCTTGTGCCGCGAGAACAGCGGGAACGACTCGATCAGCGGCTGGCCCGCGATGATCGCCGAGCCGTCGGTGTCGAGCAGGTCGATCGCCCACTGCGCCGCGCGGCGGTTGTACGCCACGCGCAGCCGGCGCTGCACGCCGTCGAACGTCGCCGACGCCACGTAGGGCGGCTCAGTCGGGTCGAGGTCTAGATCGATCTGCCAGTCCATGCGATCAGCCTCCCGTGCCGAGCAGGCGCGCGAGCGCGACCGCGGCTCCCGGCGATCCAGTCAGTCCGAAGTAGGTGCCGACCGATGCGGTGACGCTGGCGCGCGCGAGCGTCGAGAGCGCCGGATCGACCTGCGCGAACGTCCCAGCGTCGCGGACCGTGCTCGACGGGCGGACGCTAGCGGCGCGACGAGCCGGCGGGATCTCGACGGTCTGCGAGGACACCGAGCGCACCTGCAGCAGCGAGAGCCGCAGCGGCAGCGCCGAGCCTGTCTCGCGGTCGTACTGCGCCGAGACGCCCTCGAGGACCAGGTCGCCGATCACCTCGCGCGGGGTGTAGAGCGTGACCGTCTGCCGAGACTGCAGCGCCTCGGTGAGCAGCGCGCGCGCGGTCTCGGGGCGCGCGTCGCCTGGCTCGGGGATCTGCACCGCCGCGTCGAGCGGGAGCGTGGAGAACACCGCTGTGAGCACGAGGCGCAGCGGGCGGACGACGGTGTGATCTGCGCGGCTCGCGCCGGACTCGATCGGATACGTCGTCGCCTCCGCGGTCTCCTCGCGCTGCAGGACGGTCACGGTGTCGGGCTGTAGGCGCAGCGCGCCGATCTCGATCTCGTACACCTCAGCCTCCCGGCGCCTGCGTCTGGTCGACGGTCAGCGCGCCGAGCAGGTCGCCGATCCCAGACGAGAGCCCGCGCCGGACGCCGCGCTCGACCGTGTCCGCCGAGGAGCCGTCGCCGATCGCGATGTTGATCTCGGACACGTCGACGCGCGCGCCACCGAGCAGCCGTCCGATAGCACCCGCGGCCCGCCCCGCGCCCGACGAGGCGAACGCCTCGCGACGGATCGCGTCGAGCTCGCCTCGCGTGACGCGACCCGGTGTGACGCCGGCGGCCTCAGAGGCGGCGCGCAGCTCGCGGAGCTGCTGCGCTCTCGCCCTCGCGGCCTCGGGGTCGACGATCTGCTGGCCGAGGAAGCGGACGTCGGACAGCACCGCCTCGGTCTGCGCGCGGCCCGATCGAGCTCGGGCGCTCATGATCGCCGCGGCCCCGGAGGCATCGCCGGTGGCCAACGTCACGCCGGCCGCACCGAGCGCCCCTAGCTGCTCGCCAAACGATCCGACGGCTGCCGCGCCGACCCGCCCGACCGTGGTCAGCCCGGTAGCTGTGGACGTCAGCAGCCGGAGCACCTGCCCGCCCGGCCCCTCGTCGAACGACGACGCCGACGACGCGAACACGTCGAGCGCGTCGGTCATGTCGCGGCTTACCGCCTCCGCGAGTCCGAGCGCCGCGATCTTCGCCTCGCCGAGCGGCCCCGCGACGCGCTCGCCGATCGTGCGCCCGAGCTCCTCGATGCGCGCCTGGCGCTTGTCCGCCGTGGTCGCCAGCGCGCCGACGCCGGTGGTCGCGCGCTCAAACGCCTCAGCCGTGGCGTTGCCCGCCCCGCCCATCTCGCGGAGCGCGCCGGAGAATCGCTGCGCGCCTGCCTGCGTGAGATTCTGCGCCGCGCGGAGGGCGCGCACGCGCGTGAACAGTTTGGCGAGCGCCTCGGCGCTGCCGTCGGTCGTGCCCGCGAGCGCCTGGATGGCCCCGACGAGACCGTACTGCTGCACGAGCGCCTCAGCTGACGAGACGCCGAGCTCCGCGAACGCCCTGTCCATGTCCTTGGTGCGCTTGAGCAGCGCGTTGGAGATCGCGCTGAGCTGCGTGGACGCCTCCGACGTGCTGCCCGTCACGCCGGCAAGCGCGGTCATTGACGCGAACAGCTCCTCGGTCGAGACGCCGAGCGATGCGAAGCCCGGCGCGACCGTGCCGACGGCGCTGGCGAGCTCCGGGAATGTGGTCTTGCCGAGCCGCACCGTTGTGAACGCGAGATCCGAGACCTTGCGCTGCGTCTCGATCGACGTGTCGCCGTAGGCGAGCGTGACCGCCGAGAGCAGATCGATCGCTGTCGCCGCCTCGGTGTTGCCTGCCTTCGCCGCCTGCGTCACCAGCCGCAGCGTCTCGACGCTGTCCGCCGTGTCGCCGAACGCCGAGACGATCCCGTAGGACGCCGCCTGCAGATCCGCCGCGCTCGCGCCGTACTCGACCGCGATCTGGCGCGACGCCGCGCCGAGCCGCTCGACGGCCTCGACGTTGCCCGGCAGCAGCGTGGCGAGCTCGCCCTGCGCGCGTGAGAACCGCACGGCCTCCTCGGTCGCAGCGCCGAGCGCAGCCGCGACGCGCTGAGCGGCGAACAGCCCGCCGATCGCAGCGCCCGCACGACGCGCGGCCTTGTCGAGGCCCATCGTGCTGCGCTGGGCGCGCTGCAGCACCCGCTCGCCACGCACGAGCGCGCGCGTGTCCGCGTCCCACTGCAGCTTCGCTCTTACTCGTCGGGCGTATCCGTTCACGCGCAGCGCCTCCGGCTGTCAGGGTACGCCACCGGGTGCCGGCGCGCTACGTCACAGCGCAGCGGTGCGGCTCATAGCGTGCCGGGACGGCTCACAGCGTGCCCAGCACCTCGTGCGCGTCGAGCAGGTCGTGGAGCGTCCACTCGTGGCGCACCTCGCGCAGCGAGCCGTAGCCCGCGCGCACGGGCGACCAGATCAGCCAGTCCGCTTCGCCTTGCGGGTCCGTCGCTTTCGCGGCGGCTTCGCCTTGGGCTCGTCTGGCGTCAGCTCGTCGCTCGGCTCGTCGGACGCCTCGATCGAGCCGGCGTAGAAATCCGCGAAGAACCACTCGTGGGCCGCCTCGATGACCGCCGCGAGCTCGCCGATCCGGCCCTGGTAGATCGTCTCCCACGCCTCGTGCAGCGCCGCGCCCTCGGGGTGGCCGAGCAGCGCGACCCACTGCAGCGTCGGGCCGATCACCGACTCAATCGCGTCCTCGTCGGTCAGCCAGCGGACGATCGCCGCTCGTGCGTGCGTCGTCGCCTCGAGGCGGTCAGCCTGCTCGTCGAGACGGGCGGCGGGATCGTCCTGATCGGCGTCGAGTCCGAGCGCCCGCGACTGCCGGACGCCGAGCGCACGCGCGCGCAGCGCCCGCGCTGTCGCCAGATCCTCGGTTACGCGCGTGGCGTCGTAGGCGGCGAGCAGGCGCAGCGCCTCGCCCGCCGGGGGCTGGTCGAGACGGTACTTGCGCCCGCCGATCTCGATCGTGGTCGTCGGATCTCTCACGTCTCCTCCTGTGTGGCGCGCTCACCCCAGCGCGCGGTCTAGATCAGCTTGCCGACCTGCTGGCCCTCGAGCTTGCCGACGACCTGCCACTCGCGCACGCCGACCTCGCCGGAGAACGTCACGTCGGCCTGCTTGGGCACGAAGCCCTGCGCCATGACCCAGCTCTCGCCGGTGCCGATGTGGACGATCTTCAGCGGCAGGCCCGCGCGGTTGAGGCCCTTCGCCTGCAGGTTCGCCTGCGCGGACAGGTGGCCGATCGACGGGCTGTCGGCCATCAGGCGCAGGCCCACGGTCGACGGCCCCTGTCGTCGGAGATTGTTGACGAACCGGCCGTCCTCGCCCACCGACATCGTGATGTTTTCCGGCGTCTCGATCGTGACGCAGTCGCCCTCGGCGAACCCTTGGATCTTCACGGCGCCGTAGGTGACCAGCACTTCGCGGAACGAGTAAGAGGAGGTCGCCATATCAGAGCTCCGTGATGGTGCCGGCGATCACGACCGCCTGCAGTGCGCCCGCGCCACGCGCGAGGAACGTGACGTCGGGGAGGTTGCGCGCGGCCTTCTGCGCGGCGGCGATGTCGCCGATCGCCGGGGTGGTGACTCGATACCCCAGCGTTCCAATCAGGCCCGCGTCGGGGTCGCCGGACGGGGCGAGGAGCGCGCGGTCGGCGTACTCGCTGAGCACACCGCGGACGGCGCTGCCGACCTGCTCGATGCCCTCCTGCGTGTAGGGCAGCACCTCGGAGCCCTGCAGCAGAGCGAGGACCGCAGCCTGCACGTCGAGCGTCAGCGCGTCGATCAGGATCTGCTGGTCGATGTAGCGCGCGCCGCTCGCGACCTTGCCGCGATTCGCGCCGAGGCCGATCGAGCTGATCGAGCCGTACTGGCCGAAATACAGCACGTTCAGGCCGAGCAGGTTCGACCGCTGCGCGCTGGTGGTCGTGTACGGCAGCACGCCGCTGAGCACCTGGCCGGCGATCTTGGTCGGCGAGCGCCCGGCGGTAACCGCCATGCGAGCGAGCAGCGCGAAGTCGAGACCGCTGTCGGCCTCGGTGGTGACCTCCCACGTCGCCGCGCCGCTCGTCAGGTTGCCGATGTTCTCGACGACGTTGGCGTTGAGCGCGTGGGCGCTCGTGATCGTGATCGTGTTGTCGAACCCGACCGCGCCCACGTCCGAGGCGGTCGCGCTGGTCACCGTGTCGAGCGCCTGGATCGCGGTCGCGATGGCTGCGATCGTGGTGTCGTGGTTCGTGTCGAACGCCTCGGAGATCGACGAGCCGTCCACGGTCGCGGTGAACGTCCCGGCGGTGACCTCGGCGTCCCACGTCAGCGTCGAGACCTGCACGGTCTGCGGGTAGTAGACCAGCGCGCTCTTGTCGTTGCCGGCGTTCAGCAGCTTCTCGGCGACGTTGCCCGCGGTGGCCGCGAGCACGTCCGCGTCGCCGGTCTCGCCGATGTAGAGCGCGCGCTGGCTGTCGGCCTCGAGCGTGTCGCTCAGCGACTCGACGTCGGCGGCGCTGCGGTCGGTCATCGCGACGAGATACCAGTCCGCGTCCACCGCCTGGATAGCGGCGAGCGCAGCGGCGATCGTCTCGGTGCCGTCGTTCCACTGGCCGATCTTGAGCTGCGAGGGCTGCGCGTCTTGCAGCGCCATCATGCGGACCGCGGACCACGCGCGGTTGTGCGCGGCGTAGCCGGCGGCGGTCATCTCGCTCTGCCAGTCGGCCATCCCGATCGTGAGCACGCGCCCGGTCGCACCGTAGACGTACTCGCTGTCGATGATCAGCGGCACCTTGAACGAGCCGAGGGTCTGCGGAGCCTGCTCGACGCTGACGGAGACCTCCACCGCGTCGCTGATCGGGATCTTGTTCGCCATCGTCCGTGCTCCGTGCGCCTACTCGTCGAGGCTGCCTGTGACGTCCGCCGTCGAGATATAGCCGACGGTGCCCGTGCTATCGTCGCGGTAGCGTACCACGTACTCCTGCACGGCGCGCGCCTCGATGCGGTCCGCTGCCCGATAGGGCAGGCTCGACGCGCCACCCGCAGTCTGCACCACGACCCCCGCCGTCGCAAGCGCCACGCGCACCGACTCGAGCTGCAGCGCAGCCTCGGCGAGCCGCAGGTAGTGCAGCGCGTCCGCGCTCGGGTCGCTCGTCGTCGCGTAGGCGTCGAGCTGCAGCCGGCGCTCGCGCATGTGCCGGACGGTCTCGGTGCCGTCGTCGTCGGTGCTGTACGAGCGCGGGTCAGGGATCCGGCCCTGTGCTGCCGAGCGGTCGTCGGCGAGCCACTGCCACACGACCACCGGCGGCGCGCCCGCCGGGATCGACTGGTCAGCCGCGCGCGTGGCGAGTCCGGTCGCGTCGTCCAGCCAGGTCTTGATCGCCGTCTCGATCGTGGTCCACGCGATCGCCATCAGGAGCCGCCCCGCACGCAGACCGCGCGATAATACCGCCCGTGCCCGTCGTAGTCCTGCACCGCCGTCACGGTGTAGACCGCGCCGTCGATCGTGAGCAGATCGGCGGCGATGTCGGCCGCCTTGTCCGCCGTGCGGATCTCGCTCGTGCTGTGCACGACCCGGACGTGGCTCGCGTCGGTGCCAGCGGCGATCCGGTCGAGGTCGGCGCGCGTCGGCGTCGAGACCGCGCCCGAGATCGTCGTGGTCGCGTAGGACACGGACGCCCGACCGTCCGCGCCGATCGTGTACGACGGGCGGCGGCGGGTCAGGGTGGACCCGGACAGCGACGAGACGATGGCGGAGACGTCCACGATCATGGCGCGGATCGTATCACAGCCGACGTGATCGACGCGACGAGCTGGCCGGTGTCGAGAAGCGGCGTCGTGGTGCCCTTGGGTCGGCGCGCGATCGTCACTGGCGAGAGCGGCGGCCGGACGAGGCCCTGCCGGATGAACGCCCGGATCCGCTCCTCGGCGTACAGCCCGACGCGCGCGGCGGCCTGCTCCGGGTCGCGACCTCGGATCACCGACTCGGCCTCGACGGTCATTCGGTCGAGGATCTCGTCGCGGTCGCGGTCGAGCGCCGCGCGGATGAACGACCGCTGCGGGATCCGACGCGCCGGGTCTCCGTACTCGTGTGTGATCGCGACGCTCACGTTGGTCTCCGGGTCGCGGTCGGACAGGCCCTCGCCGTCGCCGAGCACGCCCACCTCGACGGACACCGAGCGCAGCCCCTCGAGACGCGCGAGCATCCGATCGTACTCGGCGCGGTCGTCGTCCCAGCTCACACCGAGCTCGTCGCCGTCCTGGCGCTCGTCGGGATCAGCGGCGCGGTGGTCACGCGCATCAGCGTCCGCAGCCGCCGGCCCCACTGCGTCTGGCCGAGGTCGTCGCCCGTCGCGGAGATCGCCGACGTGTCGTAGCGCACCTCGACGTCGCCCACACGCTTGGACTCGACCGGACCGCCAGCGCCCGCGCCCTGCTCGCTCGCGATCGTGAGCTGGTGCGCGACCCACAGCTGCACGACGGTGTCCGCGCGCGCGCCCGTGCCGTACACGTCCGGGTCGAGGTACTCCGGCGCGATGTCGATCCACCACTGCGCGTCGGCGGTCGCGACGCCGGACAGGCCGGGCATGGCTTGGATGTCGCTCGCGGTCACAGCCATCGGGGCACCTCCGAGATCGGAGGGTACTGGATATTTATCTGCACAGGGTGTTGACACTGCGCGGCGTGGGTGTAGAGTGGGGACACCAACGCGGCAGGGGTGCCGCACTACCGAGGAGACAGAGATGAGCAACGACACGAACAAGAACCCGATCCGCTTCGACCTCGACGACCTGCTCGGCGCCGCCGCCTGGGTGCGCGACAACGTGCCCGAGGCCAACGGATGCGAGCGCACGGAGCGCAGGTTCCTGCGATATGTCGCCACCGAGCGCAGCCGCGCCGCGCTCGGTGTTCCCGACGGGATCTACGTCAAGAGCGTTCCGACGTATCGCGGCTACACGCTGCGGACCGCGTAACACCACAACCGGGGGCGCGACCGGACAACGCGCTGAGGAGAGACCATGCGAATCCAGACCGCACGACACGCCCTGAGCGGCATCGACCCCGTCGCCGAGTGGCACGAGGGCAACAACGACGGACAGGGCTACGCGCCCGCCGACCACGACACGCACCCGCAGACGGTGCTCGCGCTCACCGCCGCCGGCTGGCTGCTCGTCGAGCCGGCGCACTGCGACACGGACGTCGATGTCTGGCTGCAGCCCGACGGCACGATCACCGCGATCGGTGACCTGCACGGGCCGTGGGCCGTCGACATCGGGACCGTGACCGCACTGCTGCGCCAGCAGACCGCGCCGTCTGTTGTCGGGGGTGTGCGATGACCCGCCACGAGCTCGCAGACCTGCTCCGCCAGTACGCCGATGAGATCGAGGCTGGCGACGAGCCCGCCGACGTCCGCTACGACATGCTCGAGGACGGCGTGACCGTCTCGGCTGACGCGACAGACTACGAGGCGGCGTGCGTCGAGTACGAGCACGCCGTGCGCGAGTACGCGGACGCACGATCGATGGATGGCGGGCGGTGGACGCCGCACGGTGACCAGGACTTCCGCGCGATCACGCTGCGCCTGTCGCTGCCGATCCGAAACGTCGGCTGGGAGTGCGACGCGGCCCTGATCGACGACACGCCCTAGCTCGCAAACGCAGAGCGCCCCGCACAGCGTGAGCCATGCGGGGCGCTCAGTGAGGCGGGGCGCCGTGCTACACGCCGTAGGCGTAGCGCAGGCGCTGCGGCTCGCGGCAGGCGACGCCGCCGCACTTCGCCCGGTGCAAGAACTGCGTCTCAAAGCCCGTGCGGATCGGCGGCGCGGTGGTCAGGGTCTCGTACTCGACGTAGCCGAGGATCCGGCCGTCGCGCGGGTACATGACCATCAGCGTCGTCGAGCCCGTGCCACCGTCCGCGCACTTGCGGTGGTGGTCGAAGCCCTCGAAGCCGTGGCTGGCGAACGTCTGCTCGAGCTCGTCGCGGACGCTCATGCTCTTGTTGTCGCCGCGCTTGAGGCTCTCGAGCCGCAGGAGCTGCGCGAGCGGCAGCAGGACGCGGAACCGGGTGTCGCGCAGGTCGCCGAACGTCGAGACGTAGTCCTCGATCTCGTCGGCCAGGTCGGTGTACGCCTGATCCGCCGTGGCCGACAGGATCGCCGTCTTGCTGCCCGTCCAGTTGGTGTTCGCCTGGGCCTCGCTGGTGAAGCTGAACAGGCCCGGCAGGGTGCCGCCGCCGACAGCGCCCACGCCGCCGTCGATGTAGACCTCCTCTTTCTTCTCGCTGAGCATGTACGCGGCCTTCTCGACCTTCTCGGCGCTCAGCGCGACGCCCGCGAGGGCAGCCGCCGCCAGCTCGGTGTCGAGGTAGGCGTGCGAGCTCTTGAGGTACTGGTGGCCGACCGAGTTCGGGCCGCCGCGCTGCACGTCGGCACGCGCGAACGTGCTCGGGTCCATGCTCGGGCCGGTGCTCGCCTTGCCCGACGCGGACAGGTAGCCCCACTCGTAGGACGTCTCGGCGACGCCCGGCTGATCGGGGACCGGCGCGAGGAGCTGCGCGTACATGTTCGGCTGCTCGCGGTACTTCGCCTGCACGGTCGAGATGTGCTTGCCCTCGGCGAACTCGCCGATCAGGATCCCGGCGGTGTCGCGCCGGGGGATCAGCGGGGTCAGCGAGTCGCGGTGCATCTCGACGAGCTGCGCCCGCAGGTTCGCACCGGCCTCGGTCAGGTCCGCGCTGCGCGCGAGCTGCTGCAGCAGCGGCGACGTGATCGAGGCGCTGTCGAGGATGCGGCGCAGGTTCACCGGGTCCACGACCTGCTCGATCGCGGCCTTCGCGGTGGCCGCGCTGTGGTCGAGCCGGGCCTGCGTGTCGCGGTCGTACCGGCGCTGGGTCGTCTTGTCGCTCATCTGTTGCTCCGTGGTGTGCGGGCCACGCCCGCGCCGGTGTGCGGAGTCGCCTCCGCGTGGTGTGCTAGCCCGAGATGTCCATACGGACGCGGACCAGGTCGGTCGCGCTGCCGCTGTCGAGGTAGACCGCGCCGGGCACGAGGACCGCGTCCTGCGTGGTGCCCGCGACCACCTCGTTGTTGACGCTCATCGTCCGCGACGTCGCGCCGTTGGACACGGTCGCGCTCGACAGGTCGATGCTGTCCGCGCCGGGGCTCGCGGCGGTCAGGGTGATCGTCACGTCGTCGCCAGCCGGCACGACGGTCACGACCGCCGACTCGACGTCGGCGAGACCCTCGAGCTGCTCGGCGAACAGCGCCATCGTGTCGTCGTGGCTGCCGGCCCACGCGACGGGGCCGACCGTGGTGCCGTCGACAGCGACGCTCAGGGCGTGCGGGGCCGCGCCGGCCTGCTGGTCGGCGATGGCGATCCCGGCCTGGCTAGCGCCGCCGGCGATCGCGAAGTTCGTGAGCGCGTCGGACGTGCCGCTCGGCACCGCCGCGTCGCTCACGATCGTGATCTGCCGGTTGTTGGCCGCGTCGGTCAGCGCGACCGAGGCGTTCGACCCGTTCTGCGCGAGCTGCGCCTCGATGGCGAAGACGATCGCCTCCATCGTCGCGTCGTGGCTGGTCGCGTAGGTGACAGTCTCGATCGCTGCGCCTCCGACCTCACCGTCGAACGTGTTCGACGAGACCAGATCCGCGTCGAGCGTGATCGTCTGCTCGCGCTGCACGCCGCCGTCGAGCTCGCCCGAGACGGTCAGCGAGACTTGCGCCTTCGTGCCGCCGGTCGACGCCGCGGCCTTGCCCTTGTCGGCGGCCGGGCTGATCAGCGCGTAGACGTCGCCGCCCGCGGTGACCGACTCCGAGGCCACGACCCAGGCGGTGCCGCTCTGCATCACGTCCATCTCGGCGCCCGCGTCGTAGTCACGCGCGGCGCTCGTGTCGCCCGAGACGCGCCCGTCCTGCGGAGCGAGGGTCAGACCGACCGGCACGTCCGAGGACGCGGCCGGCAGATCCGCCTCGTCGGCGGGGCTCCCGCTGTCGCGCTTCACGAACCGGCCGAAGTCGATCGCGGCCGACGCTTCGCCGTTCTTGAAGTTGACGACCCGGCAGTCCTTGTCGTTGCCGTAGATCGTGCCCTCGGTGCCCTCGGGCTGGCCGGCGTCGGTGAATCCGCTCTGGTAGTAGGTCAGTGCCATCGTGTGCTCCGTGCGCCTACCGGCGCGGCTCGATTACGCGCGCAGGGCCGCGTAGGGGTCGTCGTTGTCGGTGCGCTCGCCGCCGAGCGTGTCGGTCGCGACCGTGTCGCGCTCAGCGCGAGCACGATCCCAGCGGCCGAACTCCGAGAGGTACATGCCGCGCACCATCTCCTCGCTCATGCCGGAGGTGTTCGCGTCGGAGTTGATCCGCGCGATCGCGGCGCAGCGGATCTCGTGGTCGCTCATCTCGTCGGTGGTCTCGACGCCGACGCGCTTGGCCTCCGCGTCGAGGCGCATCCGCGCGGTGACGACCTTCTCGATCTCGGCGCGAGCCTCGGCAGCGTCGAACTTCTCGGCCTCCGCGATCTTGGCGCGGGCCTCGTCGAGCTCGCCGCGCAGCTTCTCGGCGTCGGCCTTCGCGGCCTCGGCGGCCTCAGCGGCGGCAGCGCGGTCAGCGTCGAGGCGGCGGATCAGGCTCGCGGCGGACTCGCGGACCTTGACGGTCTCGGTCACGCCGTCGGTCCGGTGGGTGATCTCCACCCACGCGTTGTCGCCGTCCTTGGTCTCCACGATCTCGGTGCTGCGCTGGTCGCTCATCGGGCGCTCCTCTGGGGTCTGTGCGCCCCGGTCGAGGCGTGACTCTGCCAGATCGTGGGGTCTGCTCTCCCCACTGTCAAGCATGACCCGCACCGACCGCCCCGCGCGCCCTCGCGGCACGAGCGCGGCGTGGTTGTGCCGGTGGCCGATCTGCCTGTGCGTGTAGGGCGTTCCGTCGGGCGCGGTGCCCTCCTCGTCGACGACCTCGCAGGTGTAGCCGAGGCTGATCTCTTCGTGCGTGCCGGACTCGATCGCCTCGATCGCGTCGGCGCGGTGGATCACGAGGCGCGCGGCGATCGCGTCCCCGTCGACCCACACCTGGTCGCCCACGGTGCCGACGGTCAGCTCGCGGGCGTTGTCGGCCGTCACGAACTCGGCGGGGTGCTCGAGCGTCACCGGGATCGTGGCGACGTCGGCGAGGAACCGATCGGAGTGCACGTCCTCGGCGTCGCGGTACTCGCGCGAGCTGCCGTAGTCGAACACGCCAGCGCGGGTCAGGCGCGCAGGCACGACGAGCGAGCCGGCTCCGTTGCGGTGCGCGCGCGATCGGTCGAGGCGCAGTCGGTCGTAGCGGCGGACGGTGTGGGTCGTGGTGGTCATAGCACTGGCTCCGGGGTGCACCGGCACTGGATGTCCTCGCCGGGGTGTCCTGTCGGGGGCGGGTCGGTCCAGCGGAACTCCTGCCCCTCGTTCTGAGCGTGCGCCTCGCGGACCCGCTCGTCGAGGGAGGTCCGCCAGATGTACCGCTGCACGCCGGCGCGCTGGAACCGCTGCTGGAACAGCCGGCCGTTGAGCTTGTTCGTCTGGTCGCGCCCGATCAAGGCGGCGCGACTGCGAGCCACGCCGAGGCGCTCGTTGATCTGCCGCGCGACCTCCTCGTGCCGCAGTCCGCGCCGGAATCCGCGATCGACCGTCTGGCCGATCTCGTCGATCACCTGCTCGCCGAGCGGGACCGTCGGCCTGCCCTGGAACGTGTCGCCGCGCGAGATCAGCGCCGTGTGGTCTGCGGTCCAGTCGGCCACGAGAGCGCGGACGGTGTCGGTGTCGGCAGCCAGCGCGCGCTCGAGCGGCACCGCGATCTGCGCGGCCTGCAACATCCGCTCGGCCTCGCGGAGATTGTGCGCGCTCACCTCACGCCCGGCGCGCTCGCACGCCTCGCGGATCTCCGCGTCGCTCGCGATCCGCTCCGACCAGATCAGCCGCAGCGCGGTGGTCTCGGTCATCAGCACGGACAGATCGTCGAGGCGCGATCGGCTGTCGGCGCGCTCCTCGTCGGGCTGCGGGTAGATGTCCGGCAGTCGTGGGATCAGCCGCGCGCGGACGCTGCGCTCGAGCCGATCGACGAGACCGACGCACCACCGGACGTGGCGCACCTCGACGAGACCGAGCGGGGCGGGGCGCAGGGCCATTAGCCCGCAGCCTCCCGGTCGTCGCACACGAACGCGTCGGAGATGACGAGCATCTCGTGGCGCTGGCACATGTCGCGCCGCAGGTAGCGGCAGCCGTCGCACGTCGCCCCGTCACGCGCGGCGCGGTAGTGCTCAGGCGGCGCGGCGTCGGTGCGGATCTGCTCGCCGTCCTCGCGGTTGCGCTCGACGATCGCGGCGGCCCACCGCTGGCCAGCGTCGCCGCCCCACAGCGCCCACGCGATCCGGCCGTTGCTCGGGTAGCCGTCTTGTCCAGGGCGGAAGCCCTGCCCGCCCTTGCTCGCCTGCTCGTGGCGCGCGAAGAACGAGTGCATCCGGCGCACCACCGAGAGCGACATCGAGCGACCCGCCGCGATGTCCGACGCGCGGCCACGCCCGATCGACGTGCCGCCGCGGTCGTGCTCCTCGACCCACGCCAGCCCGCGCCGGGCCTCCGCGCGCATCCCCTCCGTAGGCTTGTACGTCTCGGCGTCCTCGGTCTCGTCGGTGGGCGCGTCGTCGGGGTCCGCGCTGCGAATCGCAGCGGCCTCGGTCAGCGACTCATCGAGCGCGATCCCCTCGGAGCCGTCGGCGAATCGCGACGCGCGGACCTCCATCGGGTCGAGCACGCCGGCCTGAATCAGCGAGACGTCGGCCTTCGTGCGGCGCTCGTAGGACTCGGCCCGCTCGGCCTCGCTCGGCTCGGAGAATGGGCGCGGTCGCAGCTCGTAGTCGAGCACGCGGCCACCCGTCGGGCCGTCGGCCGTCCGCATCAGCACGTCGACGATCCGCCGGAGCGCAGGCTCCGCGTCCTCGCGCTGCAGCGTGCGGACGCGCTCGTAGTACGTGGACTGGTCGGTCTGCGCGCCCGCGCGCGTCGTGCCCATCTGCTGGCCGAAGATCACCGCCTGCGGCATACGGATCGCGCCGGCGACGTCCGAGCGCAGCGTCTCGACGACCTGGTGCAGACCCTGCACGGGCAGGCCCATGTTGCTGAGCTCCTCGATCGCGCCGTCGATCAGCACCGTCTCGCCGAGCACCATCCCATCGCGGAGCTGCTGCAGCCGGGTCCGCAGTGCCGCCGTCCCGTCGTCGGACGACAGCACCTCGCCGAGACCCTGCGCGCTGAGCACGGTCGTCGCGAACCGCTCGACGGCGCGCGCGGCGTTGCGCGCCGCCTGCTGGTAGCCCGCGATCGCGTGCCAGCCGGCGGTCAGCACCGAGTCGCCCCACCCGTCGCGCCCCTCGGCCTGATCCTCGGGCAGCGGCTCGCCGAGCACGGGCACGACCCGCGAGCGGTGCGCGTAGACCGTGCCGCCGCGAGTGAACGAGATCGCGTAGGTCTCCGGCAGCCCGCCGTCGAGCTTGGTGACGTCGCCGCCGACGGGCCAGCAGTAGCGAGCGTCGGCCACGCGCACGAACAGCAGCCGCCCCGGACGCTCGGGCATCGGCTCGGAGAGCGGCAGGCCGTCGTCGGTGATCAGCAGGATCGCCGCGCCGCCGTACAGCCGCGACCAGATCAGCGCCTGCCGCAGCGCGAGATCCGCGCCGCGCATCTCGTGGCGACCGTGGACGAGCCGCACGTCTCGCAGGGCTGCTCGCACGTCGTCGAGCGCGTCGGCGTCCGCGTCGCTGCCGACGAGATCCCAGCCCGCGCGGGTCGCGTCCTCGGCGGGGCGCGCAACGAACAGCCGGGCGATCCAGTCCTCGCGGAACGCGGCGGTCAGCTCGGACGACGGCGGGATCTTGCCGCGCGCGAACGAGAGCCGATCGCC